AAGCAGGATCTGGCATGAGTGGCAAATCGGGCGCATCTGGTAAATCGGGCGCATCTGGCAAGAGCGGTTCAGGCAAAATGGAAAGCCGTAGCAACAAGTCTACTGCAGAAATCATGCGTGAATACGTGGACACTATTGGTCAAATCTATGGTGGACCCGGTGATGAATCAGAGGGAACCATTGTTGGCGCTAACACAGGTGCTAAAGACAAGGCCAGCATTAACAAGAAATCTACCAGCCTAGACAAAGGTCCAGATTTTGGTGGCACAAGTCAAAACATTATTACCAAGAAAGGTAATACCAATGAAAACCCTGACGGAAAGCCAGTACCAAAAGCCAGTAACGAATATACCAAAGGCGAAGGCAACTTGCCCGGCGCAGGTAAATTCCAGAACGTACCAGGCGGAAACGCAGGCAAGAGCGGTTTCAAACACAGCGAACCTGCATACAAAGATGGCGGTGACGGACAAGGTAGCGAAACCGGCAAGAAAGTGGGTTCTGCAAAAGACGGATCAGTTTCTGTAAACAAGAAGTCAATTGAAGGTTCTGCCAGTTCACCAACTGGCAAGAAGCAATAATAGATTAGGGCAATAAAATGGCTTTGTACCTAAAAGAGAATCTTACATTTGATCGGGCAAACATCGTAGTTGAGTCTGCCGACGAGAATGGTCACAAGAGTCTCTATATGAAAGGGATATTCATCGAGGGAGGCGTGAAGAACGCTAACCAACGTGTTTATCCCGTTCACGAAATAGAAAAAGCTGTAAACTCTATTAACGAACAAATCAAAGGCGGCTACTCGGTTCTAGGCGAAGTAGACCATCCCGATGATTTAAAAATTAACCTAGACCGTGTTAGCCATATGATCACTCACATGTGGATGGAAGGCAATGCGGGACAAGGCAAATTGAAGATATTACCAACTCCAATGGGCAAACTGGTTGAATCCATGATCACGTCGGGTGTCAAGCTGGGCGTGAGTTCACGTGGGTCTGGTAATGTTAACGAAGGCAGTGGGCACGTTAGTGATTTTGAAATCATTACTGTGGACATTGTGGCGCAACCTAGTGCTCCTCATGCGTATCCAAAAGTAATTTACGAATCACTGATGAATTATCGTGGTGGGCAACAAGTATTTGGACTAGCGGCTGAAGCTAGCCAAGATCAACGAGTACAGAAGTACCTGCAAGAATCCATTAAAGGATTCATCAAAGAACTAAAATTATAGGAGAAATATCCAATGTTAGATGCTATCAAGCCATTGTTGGATAACGGAATTATTAACGAATCAACTCGTACCGCGATTGCCGAAGCATGGGAAGCACGTCTTTCTGAAGCCCGTGATCAAGTTCGTGCTGAACTACGTGAAGAATTCGCACAACGTTATACACATGACAAACAAGTAATGGTTGAAGCTCTTGACAAAATGGTAACCGAGTCTCTCACCGCTGAACTTGCTGAGTTTGCGGACGAAAAAAGACAATTAGCAGAAGACCGTGTGAACTTTAAACGTCACATGTCTGAGAGCGCAAAGAAGTTTAACAATTTCATGGTATCAAAACTATCAGAAGAAATCAAAGAACTTCGTGCAGATCGTAAAGAATACGAGAATGCTGTAAGCAAACTTGAAACATTTACAATCAAGGCTCTAGCAGAAGAAATTAAAGAATTTGAAAAGGACAAGAAAGCCGTAGTGGAAACTAAGGTTCGTCTAGTTGCTGAAGGTAAGGCTAAGTTAGCCGAACTACAAAAACAATTCGTTAGTCAATCTGCAGTTGCAGTAAAAGAGGCTATTACCAGTTCGTTAGAGTCTGAGTTGACTCAACTAAAAGAAGATGTTGCTATGGCACGTGAAAACATGTTTGGCCGACGTCTATTTGAAGCATTTGCTAGCGAGTTTGCTGGTACTCATTTAAATGAGAACAAACAAATTCGTCAATTACAATCTACAGTGAAAACTCTAGCAAGTAAACTATCTGAAGCAGTAAACGCGATAGAAAGCAAAAGTGCCTTAGTTGAATCGAAAGAAACGGAAATCCGTATTATCAAGGAATCAGCAGAACGCAAGCAAAAACTTGCAGAAATGTTGAAGCCATTGAATAAAGAGAAGTCGGCAATCATGCAAGACTTACTCGAAAGTGTGTCGACTGATCGTCTTCAGTCTGCATATGAAAAGTATCTACCAGCAGTGTTAAACAATACTCCTGTTGAAACAAAGCCTGTTGCAAAACAAGCAGTTCTAACAGAAAGTCGCGTTGCAGTTACTGGGGATAAATCTGCTAAAACTGCCGCTACCGTTGAGGATACATCATCGATTGATAATGTATACGAAATGAAGCGTTTAGCAGGGCTTAAATAAACCCTAAAAGGAAAAAGGAAAGAGAAAATGACACAAGCATTATTAGAAAGCCGTTGGGGCGAGACCAAAGAAGCCCTGTTAGAAGGCTTACAAGGTTCACGTAGAACCTCAATGGGCGTTATCCTAGAGAATACTAGAAGATTCTTGGCAGAGAACGCAACAGCAGGTGCAACACAAGCCGGTAACGTAGCAACACTTAACCGTGTTATTCTACCAGTTATTCGTCGTGTGATGCCAACAGTTATCGCTAACGAAATCGTTGGCGTACAACCTATGACAGGTCCAGTTGCTCAGATTCATACACTACGTGTACGTTACGCTGACTCTGTAACTGATTCTAGCCCATATGCAACATCGGCTAACGCTGGTGACGAAGCATTAAGCCCATTCAAGATCGCAGTTGCTTATTCTGGTTCTAACACAACCGGCCAAGCAACATCAACAGCGGCACTTGAGGGTATTGCTGGTAACCGTATCAACGTTCAAATCTTGAAACAAGTTGTTGAAGCGAAGACACGTAAATTATCAGCACGTTGGACATTTGAAGCCGCTCAAGATGCACAATCTATGCACGGTTTGGATGTTGAAGCGGAAATTATGGCTGCACTAGCACAAGAGATCACAGTTGAGATCGATCAAGAAATTCTTGGTTCACTACGTGCTTTGGCTGCTACTGACTACACATTTGACCAGTCAGCAGTTAGCGGTACAGCAACATTCGTTGGTGATGAGCACGCTGCTCTTGCAGTTCTTATCAACCGTACAGCAAACTTGATCGCACAACGTACACGTCGTGGCGCAGGTAACTGGGCAGTTGTATCACCAGCAAGTTTAACAGTTCTTCAATCTGCAACAACTTCTGCTTTCGCAAGAACAACAGAAGGTACATTTGAAGCACCTACAAACACCAAGTTTGTTGGTACATTGAATGGCGCAATGAAGATTTATGTTGACGGATATGCAAATGACAGCCAAGCAGTATTGGTTGGATATAAAGGTTCTAGCGAGGCTGATGCAGCTGCGTTCTATTGCCCCTACATCCCATTAATGAGTTCTGGTGTTGTTCTAGATCCAACAACATTCGAACCAGTAGTTAGCTTTATGACACGTTACGGATATGTTGAGTTAACAAACACAGCATCATCTCTAGGTAACGCAGGTGACTACGTTGGTGAGATTGCTGTAGCAAATCTATCATTCCAATAATCAAGCAACGCTTGATCAAGGAATCAAAATAAAAAAACCCACTTCGGTGGGTTTTTTGTTGGCTAAGTAATAGTATGAAATTTCTAGTACCACACATAAAACCAAACCACTTTGAATTAACTGATGTTGCAAACAGCAACCTAATAAAACAAATTGAAAAGAACGCACTAACAGTGTTAGATTTATCACAAGATGGAATTGGTGTACAAGCAGTCAAACGACAATTTGATTATTTGGGATTTCAAAATCGAATAATTTATCTTACCAGTAGTTTTGCTGAATCAAACAGTAACGACATAATCTTCTTTCCGCATTTCTTTTACACATCCAACCGGCAATTTCAAAATCAACAGTTGACTCCGATTGGCAAAAGACCGCGACGTGCAAGTTGTTTGAATAGAAATGGGTTGGCGCATCGCATATACTTATATTATAAACTATTACAACAACCCTATTCAAAAGACTTATTACTCAGTTGCCACGGACTGCTTGATCCTTACACACATCGTATACGTACACTGGATGATCCCATTTATGCAGAAATTCCTAGATCCGTCAAAAATGAACTGGCCGGAATCAAATTGACTAGATCGGCTTTTGAGAACGACAATCCAAAAACAACCGGCACCATGGGAGACCACAGTTGGACAAATTCGGCATTTCAAGATTGCTATTTAAACATCATAACCGAATCAACTGCTACGCTCAGTTTTGTAAGCGAAAAAACATTCAAGCCCTTGGCAGCCGGACAACTGTTTTTGATGGTAAACGGATACAACAGTCTTGACATCTTGAGAGAAATGGGATTTGAAACATTTGATCAAGACTTTGACAATCACGGTTATGATCTGTTTACTGAATTTAAAAAGTCAGATTATATTTTTCGAATTGATAAATTGATAGATTTGTTAAATCGCAGGTATGATCAAATTGAAGATATCTATTTTAAAAACATCGAGGGTATACGATACAATCAAGAGTATGCACGATCAGATCAACTTGCAGAAGACATACTGGCACCACTTAGAAAAATTGGTATAGTGGCTAAATAATAATGTTACTAATGTTCACAAGAACTTCTCGGAGTAGAGCCGCTTCGGGTGGCCTAGAACGCTAACATAAAGGAAAATAAAATGGCAAGAAACTTAAAGATTACACAAACAGACTCTAGCGGACAAATACATGACCGTTATACTGGACCTGAAGTTATCAACGGTACATACGTTGGTGGTACAGGTGGCCTAACAAGTCAAACCGGAAGACAAATTCAACCAACTGTAAAAGTTGGAACCAACGGTGCCACAACTGGCAGTATTTTGGCACAGAAGGGTGCACACAAATTTAGAGTCACTGACGGAACAAACACTGGTACCTGCACACTGGTAAATTTAGCCACACCAACAGCAGCAAGCACCATGAGCATTGCAGTGACATTGAATACCATCACTGAAGCAAACATTGTGGCTGCAAACGTGGCTGGTGGAGCAACTGTCACTTACGTTAATTACAGCACTGCAAACATCGCTGGTCCAAATGCGTTAAAAGTGGGCGCCACACTATTGGGCTTTACTGGAAATGCATCAACTGCAACTATCACTGCTATCAATGCCACAGTTGGAGCATTGGCAAATGTAACAGTAAGTATTGCAGGCAACGTGGCAGCACAAAACTATGCAAATATCACAAACACTGTTTATGCAAGCCGTATTACCAATCGATATGTGTCTGATTTTGGATCAGATGGCAGTTTGAGTGACAGTATTGCAGGCGGATACAATCCCAATAAATACCGTTATCACCTGGCTACTCCGGATTCTACATTTGTACAAGTAGCATACGCTTAATCCAATTTAAGCAAAAACAAAAAGCAGCTCCGGCTGCTTTTTCTTTGAATTCTGTTATAGTGCCCTGGGCTAAATATACTATAAACAGGGTTTAGAAATGTCCACGATAAAGAATATTCCAGACAAATACACAATTAACGTACCAACAATGGTGGTTAATGGAAATTTAACTGTATTGGGAAACACAACCACAGTTGAAAGCAGTACATTAACTGTTTACGACAACTTGATTACGTTAAACGGTAATGTAACTGGGACACCATCATTTGATGCAACAATTCAAATCAATCGCGGACTCAGCGCCAACACTGCAATCAGATGGCACGAATCTACACAGACCTGGCAAATTACCAATAATGGTACAACCTACGGCAACATTGTGGCAGCTGCACCATCTGGCAACATCAACATAACAAACACCACACTGTATACAAATCCCACTAGTGGTAACGTACAAATTTATGCCAACACTGCCGGCAGTGGCGGATCTGGTGTCTATGTAACCAACACTCAAACCACCGGCGCAGAACTAGTAACTAAATCTAAGGCAGTAGCCTATAGCATCGTATTTGGATAGGAATAAAAATGGCAATTCAGAATATAGGATTAACAACAACAGCGGCAAATATATTTGTCAATCAAAGCAGTACAGGAACAAGTGCTATAACCACTATTCACTTTTGTAACTATACTGCCAATCCAGAATTAATAAATGTGTATGTGGTACCATCAGGTAGTACCGCAGGAAACAGTACAGTGATTTATTCCAATTATACACTAACTGGTTACAACACTCTAGTGGTATACTCAGAGAAATTTATATTAGGTAATATTGGTGATGCTATTATGGCAAATGCAAACACTGCAAATGCCGTAACTGCAACTGTAAGTTCAATAGGAATTTAACGATGGCAAGACTTTTAAAAAATCCAACTGTACACGATAATCCCAGTTTTGCAGTACAGTTGCCCATTGTGCCAAACAGCAGTTATGGCGACGCACCAATTGGCGGACTATTAAGATTCAACCAAGCCACAAACCGTATTGAATTTTATTATAATAATTCTTGGAGTCAAGTTGCTAAAATAGGTACCGTACAATTGGTAACTGACAGTTTTAGCGGAGATGGTACCACTTCAATTTTTTACATGAGTCAGGCCGAAACTGACCCAACCGCAATTGCAGTATTTGTTGGTGGTGTTTATCAACAACCCGCAGCCAACGGAGCTGGCACTAGCAATGCAAATGCATATTCGGTAAATGGATCAACTGCAATAACATTCTCTAGTGCACCACCACAAGTGACCGGAAACAGTCCCACACAAATTATTGTAATACACAATATCAATAGCACCAACGTGCCTGCTTAGGAGCAGACATGGCCATTGCTAAAATCACCGGACCAATGTTGCAAGCGAACCTGGAGCGCCAGGGGACTAACCTGTCTGTTGATGCGGCAGCCTACTTTGATGTAAACAATTATAGACTAGGGGTTAATAACTCTAATCCCCAGTACACCCTAGATGTTGTTGGTAACGCACATGTTGGTAATTTGTATATTCTTGGTAACACAATTACCACTGATTTTGGTAAAAAATTAAATCTTGGTACTATCAGCAACATCACAATTGGTGGTGGCACAAACGGTTATGTTATTGGAACCGATGGTGCTGGCAACTTGTCGTTTGTTAACCCAACCACACTGTCTGCAGATTTTTTAGGTAATGCTATACCACTAGGTGCAAACGTTGCTGGCGCATTAGTAAGTAACGCAGTTTCATTAACCAGTTCCACTGATGTAACTGACGCAATTGCCGAATTAAATTATGTGCTTGGTAAACTGGTACCACCAAGCCCGCCAAACTTCCCTAACAGTACCACAATTTTGGTGACAACAACCAATTCAGGCCTAATGTGTAATTTTACACAAACAGATAATTCAGGATGGGGCAATTTAAGTGTTGCCGGTGGTACCGCGGTTAATACTGTACGTGCAGCAACGTTTAGTACAAGTGGCACTGCCGTTACCAACGTTGGTCCAGGCAATAATGGTACAGTAACTGCGTACATAAATGGTGTTGCAAATGGTAATGTAACACTGACTGGTAGCAACAGCAATACCACAAACGGAAATCTTTATGTGTATAATGTAGAAGATTACCACAATGTGGTATCAACTGTTACTGCCGGTTTCTGGTACGTGTTCTCTACATACGCAACTGCGTCAGCAGGAATGTTACCAGGATGGAATCGAGTACATATATATGATTCTGGCACCGGCACTCAAACAAATGATGCCACTTGGTATTATGATAGTTCAAGTCCCAGTGCCCCATCATTCTCAGGCACAAGCATGGTACTAAGCAGCAACGTGGTACAGTATTCAAGTACTATTCCTATGTTTACTACCAGTGCAGGGTTTACTTTAAAAGGTAACGTACAAAATATCAGCGGCGACACTTATCCTAACTCAAGTTATTTGATTTCGTCGAGTAGTGCAAACGGTGCTTTTGCGGCTCCGGCACTAGTGACTTATTCAGTCGCAGGCGTAACTACTCCAATTACAAGAAACAATACTGCAGTCATTACCTTTACAACGACCTCTAACATTGCCAGTGGATTTGGCAACGCTCTAGGTACTGCTGGCCCAAGCGTCACAGTAAGCAATGGCTATAACTCAACCGGCTGGGGATTTAGTGCACCGGCAACATACGTTCTTTACAAAACTGGTACCGGCAATCAAATAGAAGAAACCAGTATCACCAACAGTTATACGGGCGCAAGTGCCGCTTATCGTATTGTGAATCCTGATGCGGGAACTGCCGCAGATAACCCTGCCTACACCGGTAGCGAAGCCACATTTAACAGTACAACTGGCCCATTCTATTCAACAGATGCTACCAACGTTGGTGCAAAAATACTGTACGATCAAACCAATTACAGTTCAGGATTTTTACCAGTGGGCCCTAACCTAAGTGGTCGTAGTACCAGTCAGTATTTTACATTCAAGTGGACCAAGTCCGCAGTAAGTAAATTCAATATTACTTATTCAGGAACTATTGCTGGCTTATGGGTAGCACTACCTGGTAGCAGTATAGATACCACTGCTGCTCCAACCAATGGTTGGATTAATATGGCAGCGGCCTATTCGGGATCGGGCGTACCAGGCACTGGCACAGGCGGCAATGGATCGGCGGGATGTAGCACTGGTGGCGCCGCAGTTCTTAATTCATTGGTCAGCGGAGGCAGTTATACTTGTACGTTCGGTACTGTGAGTTCAACCAGTGCAACCAACAATGAAATTTATATTCGTGTGAAATTAACCAGCGGTCAAAGTTTGACTGCACTAAGCATAGTGAACCCAACTAACTAATATGACAATATCGCAAACACAATTAGTTGACATATTATACAAGAAACTTAGCGGGGTTTCTAAAACCGACACGAGTACTGCAAAAAGTCCAGCCAACGAGGCAAACGCTAGTCCGTATTTGACACCAGGTTCAGACGTTTGGCAACAAGACTATTTGATTCCCGCAGTATCTACATTGCCCACAAGCAACAGCAGTGTGGTTACAGTTTACAGCAGTTCAACCAGTGCAGTGGTACAGGCAGTTGCCTTGAGTGAGAGT